GTAAAAGAAATACACAATGCAAAGCTTAAAGCATTAGAAGACACTATAGAAGCTGCAAACGGAAAGCCAGTATTAATCTTTTATTCCTATAAGCATGATTTAGATAGAATTAGAAAGCACCTAAAAAGAGATGATTTAATAGTTCTTGATACAGCGGAAGACATAAAGAAGTGGAATGAAGGTAAAATACCAATTATGCTGGCCCACCCAGCTAGTGCTGGACATGGATTAAACCTTCAAGCTGGTGGAAATATCATCATTTGGTTTGGGCTTACTTGGAGCCTTGAACTATACAGCCAAGCCAATGCAAGACTTTATAGACAAGGTCAAAAACAAAATGTAATCATCCATCACTTAGTAGCCAAAGATACCATGGATGAAGATGTTATGAAAGCACTTGAAGGTAAGGAAGTTGGACAAGAAGCACTGCTAAATGCAGTGAAGGCTAGGGTTAGAAAGATGGGAGGTAATGAGAATGAACGCTAAAGAATATCTATCTCAAGCTATGTGGCTTGATAAAAGTATAAATAATAAGCTGGAGCAAATTGAAAGACTGAAAGCCATAGCGGAGAAGGTTACTGTAGACTTTACTCAGGAGAAGGTATCTGGGGGTAAATCTACAACAAGTCCTATGGAAGATGCTACTGTTAAACTTATAGATTTAAGCTATGAAATAAATGATGACATTGATAGATTAGTAGATTTAAAAAGAGAAATCCTGGATGTCATAAGTCAAGTAGAAGATGTAAGTTACCAGCTGCTATTAGAGATGAGATATATAAATAATAAGGGCTGGGATGATGTAGCTAGATGTATGGGATATGATAAAAGGTGGATAATGAGACTTCATGGTAGAGCTTTAAAAGAAATTGATGAAATTTTAAAAGAAGCCACTAAAAGCCATTGAAAGCCACTTAATGAATGTAGTAATATATAAGATGTAAAGGTATAGAAAAATCAGGAACACCATATGCTGTTTGTATAGGCCGAGGTTATATCAGTTTGATTCCAAGGAAACGCAGCATTCTTGAATACAAGCCCCAAAGAGGGCTTTTTTCTATGCCTGGAATTTAAAAAAGCTAATGACATATAAAACTAAGAGTGATACAATGGTAATATAGATACTAAAGATGTTTTTTAAAACAAATGGGGGATAAAAATGAGTTGTATGAATTATGAGGATTTATCTAATTATATAATTGCTTATTGTAATTCGCATAACTTAGAAATTTCAAATAAAAAACTTCAAAAATTAATGTATTATTGTCAGGCCTGGAGTTTGGCTTTAAATGATGAAAAGCTAATAAGCAATGGTTTTGAGGCTTGGAGACATGGTGCAGTTTTAAGACCTTTATATTTTAAATATTCTAAATGTGGGTATAATAATATACACATGGATGCAAACTTAGTAAACAATATTTTAGAGAGTGCAATGAGTAATATTTCTGATTATAAATTGAATATAATTAATAAAGTTCTAGAAACATATAGTTCATATACTGCAAATGAGCTAGAAGCGATGAACCATCAAGAAATTCCTTGGATTGAAGCTAGAGGGGACCTAAATGATAGTGAGATTTGTGATGAAGTAATAGATACTGATTTAATGAAGCGATATTATAAGTCCAAAGCCTTAGAGAGGGGGATGAAAGAAGTGAAAAATAACATATTCAAATTTTCACCCGCTAGATTAAAGAAAGCTCAGGACAACTTAAGAAAAAAGGAAGTTTTTAAGGTGAATGAAGATAATTATGTAGAATATGAGAAATTCATCTTAAATTCCTATGAGGCTACATTAGATACAACGGAGAGAGCAGAATATGGTAGAACTATATAAAGATGTACAGGATTTAAAGGATACCAGGGAATTTGCATTTGGTGAGATTTGGAAGTTAAGGGACGAGCTAATTAGATTACTTCCAAGTGATAGGGTGGTAGATAAAAGAAAAATACACTACTCTAGGACTGTATTAGTTGTACAAAATTGTTTAGAGAATAATGATGAAGAATCTTTGCTAATAAGAGTTGCACCAATTACAACAACTATAAGATTTCTACAAAAGTTTGATGTTCTTTTATACCCGAATGAAGGAGATATAAAAAGAGATGATGTATTAAGAAAATGTATGGCCCAAATACAGTTAACTCAACCTATTTTAAAAAAAGATATGTATGAAAAAGTGGGAGAAATATCAAATGAGAAGAAAGAAGAAGTAGCTGCTATTAAGTTAGAACTTCTTGGGATTAATTTAGATGATCTTTTACAAGAATAGATTTTTAAGATTAATGTAAAATACAAAGATACTTTAGGATGAATGCCTAAAGTGTTATAAATGTCAAATATGGGGAGTCACGAGTGGGCTACCTGGTATAATTATACTGAGGAACAAAAACTTATAAAGTTTTTAGCGAGAAGGTGCCTGTACCTACTCGTATTTTTGTTCAAATACTATTTAGCTTAACATTTGGTTAGGCACTTAATATTTCTTAGGGTGGCTTGGGTCGCCCATTTTTATTTAAAACGATCTGATCTAAAGTTTTATAGAATGACAAGCTCTAGAGCATTTAGCTTTAGGGCTTTTTCTATGCCCAATTTTAGGAGATGAAACAAATGAATAAATGTAAGAAATGCGTCTGGGGAACATGGCTTTCACCTAATATGGTGTATTGCATGTTCCCTAGTTGCTTTAAAGATAAAGAGGTGAAAGAGGATGCCAAGGAAACCAAAGAAGCCCTGCAAGTACCCAGGCTGTCCAGAGCTAACAGAAGGGAACTATTGCAAGATGCATCAAAAGGAAATTAATAGAGAATACAACTGTAGTAATAGACCATATAAGAAACTATACAAAAGCAGTCGCTGGCAAGATTTAAGAAGGTATGTATTAAACAAACAACCTCTCTGTGTAGAGTGTTTAAAGAATAATAGGATTACCCCAGCAACAGTGGTAGACCATATAAAACCTCATAAAGGTAACGAAGACTTATTCTATGACATTAATTATAAATGATACTATAGAAATGTAAGAAAATGATCATTTAAGAATGTACTAATTAGGTCTATGTATAGTATAATTACCAATATTTGAATTGGAGGTAATTATGATTATACAAGTAGATATTCATTCTAAAATAAAAATAGATAAATTAGAAGATCTTCATAAATTAAAATTAATTATGGAGGAAAATAGTTTGAAAGTAAATAAAAGTCAAATAGCTAGAGAACTTGGTGTTGATCCACGTACTGTGGGTAAATATTTGAACGGATATGTGAAATCCACTAATAGAAACCGTAAATCCAAAATAGACTCTTTTGAGCCCATTATTAAAGAACTTCTTGCTGAAAATTCTATTCAAATATTTTATTATAAACGTATTTTATGGCAGTATCTTAAAGATAATCATGGATTAGATTGTGCTCAATCTTCCTTTAGAAGATATATTTCTAATCATCCAGAGTTCAATCAATATTTTAACAGTAGAAAAAAAGGTCATTTATCGAAGGCTGCGCCCATGAGATATGAAACAGGTAAAGGTAAACAAGCACAATTAGATTGGAAAGAAAACATAGAATTTGTTTTAAGCACAGGAGAAATTATTAGTGTTAATGTTTTTGTATTAATACTTTCATATTCAAGATTTAGAGTGTACAGGTTATCTCTCGATAAAACACAAGAAGTGTTATTGTCATTTCTTGATGAATCATTTCAAGCTTTTGGAGGAGTTCCGGAGGAACTATTAACGGATAATATGAAAACTGTTATGGATATACCTAGAACTAATTATTTTAAAGGAAAAGTAAACAATAAATTTCAACAGTTTGCAAAAGATTATGGATTCAAAGTTCACCCATGCGTAGCAGGTAGACCTAATACCAAAGCCAAAGTAGAAGCTCCTATGAAATTATTAGATGAAGTAAGGGCATACAATGGAACATTAAGCTATGAACAATTACACAAGCTTGTTTTAGATTTAAACAATAGAATTAATAGTACATGTCATACATCAACAGGCAAAATACCAATACTACATTTACAAAAAGAAAAAGATTTCTTATCAGAACTGCCTAAGAATCAGATAAGAAATCATTATAAAATAACCACCACATCTGTTAAAGTAAATAGTCAAAGCATGATTTCATACAAATCAAACCAATATTCTGTACCACCAGAATATATAGGTAAAAGACTAAAACTTCAAGTATATGATGACCAACTACATGTGCATTATAACACAAAATTAGTTACTATTCATAATATACAAAATCAAAAATTAAATTATCATGAGGAACATTATGCTGAAATTAGTGCTTTAACATTTAACAAAAGCTCATATGAGATGATGGAAAAAGCTAAACAAAATTTAAATTTAATAGGAGAGGTATATAAAAATGAATAGTACATATACACAACTTATAAAACACCTAGAGTATTTAAAACTTAAACAAATGATTAATCATTTAGACGAAGTCATTGATTTTTCTACCAAAAATAATTTATCCTTTGTTGATGCTCTTATTAAGCTTACAGCTTATGAAATAGATTTTAAAGAAGCCAATATGATTAAATCTATGGTAAAAGTAGGCGCTTTTCCTCATAAAAAAGAGGTTAAAGACTTTGATTTCAGCTTTCAACCTAGTATTAATAAAGAGCAGATATTAGATTTTTTAACATTACGGTTTCTAGATACACAAGAAAATATAGTATTCCTAGGTCCTAGCGGAGTAGGAAAAACGCATCTTGCCACATCTATAGGAATTGCGGCAGCAAAACGTAGATATAGTACATACTTTATTAAATGTCATGATTTATTGCAGCAATTAAAACGTGCAAATTTAGAGAATCGATTAGATTCTAGACTTAAACATTTTAGTAAGTATAAGCTCCTAATAATCGATGAACTAGGCTATCTACCGATAGATAAAGAAGACTCTAAATTATTTTTCCAACTCATTGATATGCGATATGAGAAAAAAAGTACAATTTTAACGACTAATATAAATTTCAATGCATGGGATGATATTTTCTATGATCCTGTTATTGCAAATGCTATCTTGGATAGAATATTGCACCATGCTCATGTTGTACCTATTAATGGAAAATCTTATCGCTTAAAAGATCATTTTAAAGATGACGATGAGTAAAAAACTACATTCTTAAATGATCAAAAAGTTACATTTTAATCTTGACATTTATAATTAATAATCTTCAATCCCTGTGCAAGTCCTGCCATGATAGGAAGACTGCCAAGGAAGACGGTAGATGGAAAAGGAAAGTTTACACTTATTGACCCCTAGGGCGGGGTGAAGATTTTAAAACCCTCTAGCCCAGGAACGGGGCGGCCCCCTCGTGCAAGAATTCGCAAAATTCCATAGGGGGGTATAGAAGCAAAATAGCCCTCTTTTGAGAGCTATTTAATATATCGCTTTAGTTGTTGATAAAAGTTTTCACGAGTTCCAGCAAGAAGCACAATAATTTTTTTACCATCAACCTCACTTATGGTATAGGCAATTTCATAATTGATACCTTTATATTTTACATCAAAACCATAAACACCGGATAAATCACCACGTTTTGGTTGACCGATATAAGGATTTTCACTTAATTTTAGTAAAGCTGTTTTATATGCATTTTTTAAAGGTTTTTCCTTTAATTTTTTAAAAAAACGTTCAGCTTGAGGACTGAATAATATTTCGTACATAATCAGTCCTCTGAACCAAAGATGTCATCAAAGTTTGCTGCTTTCTTTTCACCAGCTGCAATGGTATCTGCTTCTTCAAGCATATTGGTAACAGCTTTTTTAATATTTTTGCTTTGTGTTTCAAACTGCTTTACTAGTTCATCACCTGAATATCCTTGAGAAACTAGGTCTTTTAGTATTTCAACGGAAAACTCACTAGGTTCTCTATGAAGAGGTTGAATAACAATTTTACCATCTTCAAGTGAGCATTCAACTTCGCTTCCAAGTTCAAGATGTTTATAGAATTGTAAAGGTATCGTAATTTGACGCTTCTTTGAAACGCTGATTATTTTACGATCCATAATATCACGCTCCATAACAATTGTAGGCGTATTTGTAACCTCCTTTATAGTATATGCTAAATTCATAAATATAATACCTATATCTTTGTATCTTTATAAACATTATAACAAAGAAACAAAGAAAATTCAATAAAAAATAAAGAGGTGAGTGAAATATTGAAAACAACAGAAGAATTAAAACTAATTAATATAGATGAGTTGATACCTTATGCAAATAATGCTAGAACCCATAGTAAAGACCAAATTAATAAATTGAGAAGTAGCCTTAGAGAATTTGGTTTTATAAATCCCATCCTTATAGATAAGGATTATAATATCTTAGCTGGCCATGGCAGAGTAATGGCAGCAAGGGAAGAAGGAATAAAAGAAGTTCCCTGTGTGTTAGTGGAACATCTGACAGAGGCCCAGAAGAAGGCATACATTTTAGCGGATAACAGATTAGCTATGGATGCAGGCTGGGATGATGAGATGTTAGCTTTAGAATTAGAAAATTTAAAAGAACTGGATTTTGATATGGACCTTACAGGCTTTGATGCTGCAGAAATAGATGAGCTTTTTAGTAATATCCACGATAAAGATGTGCAGGATGATGATTTTGATGTAGATGCAGCTTTAGCAGAAGAGCCTATTTCAAAACAGGGTGATATTTGGCTACTTGGAAGGCACAGACTTATTTGTGGAGATAGTACCAAGGCAGAAATTTATGAGAAACTAATGGAAGGAAAGAAAGCAAATCTCTGTGTTACAGACCCTCCTTACAATGTGAATTATACAGCTGGAAGTGAAAATGAGAGAAAAATTAAAAATGACAATATGGAAGATAAAAACTTTTATGAATTCCTATTAGCTTCATTTAAAAATATATTTAATTCTCTTGATGGTGGTGCTGCAGCTTATATATTCCATGCAGATACAGAAGGGTTAAATTTTAGAAAGGCTTTCAAGGATGCAGGATTCCATCTTGCTAATGTTTGCATTTGGGCCAAGCAATCATTGGTATTAGGTCGTTCTGATTATCAATGGCAGCACGAGCCTATTCTTTATGGGTGGAAACCTACGGGAAAGCATAGATGGTATGCAGATAGAAAACAAACAACTATCTGGAATTTTGATAGGCCTACAAAATCAGAACTTCATCCAACTATGAAACCAGTACCTCTTGTAGCTTATCCGATCCAAAATAGTAGCATGAGTAACTGTATTGTATTAGAACCTTTTGCTGGCAGTGGTTCTACTTTAATTGCCTGCGAGCAGTTAGGAAGAATTTGTTATGCAATAGAACTTGATGAAAAATATGCAGATGTTATTGTGAAAAGATATATTGAGTATGTTGATTCTTATGAAGAAGTTTTTCTAATAAGAGACGGAGAGAAAGTACCATATAAAGGGCTTATGAAATCTACTAGAAACTAAAATACAAAGTATGTGATTTAGACTAATTTTTATTTAAAATTCTTGAAAATCAAATAATTTAATGATATAATTGCACTAAAATACCCGCACTGCTAATTGCAATGCGGATAATGAGGTGCAATTATGATTGAAAAAGGTGTTATCTATAAAGAATTTAAAAATCGTGGTGGAGTATTAAAAACATCAGAACTTAATGCGTTAGGGCTTTCAAGTCGGCAAATAAAGAAACTTGTAGATAGTGGAGATATTACAAGAATTAAACGTGGTTATTATGAACTATCAGATAATATCTATCCAGAAGAAGCTGTAATAGCAAGACTATTTCCAGATGCAGTAATTTTTCTTGAAAGTGCACTGATGCATTATGGATATACAGATAGAATACCTCTAGCATGGCAAATAGCTGTGGATAGAGACAGTGAAAAAAGTCAGTATAAAATTGACTACCCATTAATAGAAGTCTTTTATATTGAACCAAAATTACTAGAAATCGGCTTGGATGTAATTCAAGTAGAAGAGGTAGAGATAAAAATATTTAATCGAGATCGCACTATATGTGATGTTCTTCGCTATGAGAATAAGTTGGAGAGAGAAGTATTTACTAATGCAATAAAACGTTATATAAAAGATCCAAAGAAAAATGTGAGAAACCTATTTGAATATGCTGAGAAATTTAATATTAAGAATAAGACACAGACATATATAGGAGTGTGGTTGTAATGGGTGATATTACATCAATCAATAATTGAAGAAGACGAATTTTTTAAAAATTGGGGATATAAAGACAGGAAATATATCTAATCAAAAGTAGGCTTTTACTAGCCTGCTTTTTTATTTGAATAAATCTCGATATAACCCTTGCAATTCCCTGTGTTTAGAGTGATATATGTAAGTAACCTAAATACAGGAGGGATTGAAATGGATAGAAAGGAATTAGTAAAAATCTTAGGTGAGCATTTTGGAGTGAAGCCTAAGTATCTAGGAGTACCAAGCTTTCAATATCAAATAGAAACACCTAAAGAAACTTACATCATAGATAGGGAGGGAAAGATTATGACATCTCTTGGAGTAGAAGTAGAATTTGAAGAACTACTAGCTGGGCCTGAAGAACCTATTGGCTACGAATTAGAAATACCCATGGATGGCCACAGTGGTAGAACCTTAAGAAACATTGTAAACATGATATACAGTAGACAGCCTTTAATTAAAAAAGCATTGGGAATTGAAGAAAATATAGTAGAAGAGGACTTTGTTATTAAAATTAACGAAGCAGATATTAACAGCGTAGATAGTTTTGAAAGAGCATTAAATAAAATTGAAGAGGGAGGACATCCTGGAATAGAATTTGACTTTCAGGAAAAAAGTATAACCTTTAAGCATACAGGAACTGAAGCAGCTACTTGGCTTTTTGCACTAATCAATAAAAATGCTAAGGGCCAAAGTAGAGCTTTAGCTAAAGTGAAACCTACTGACAATGAAAAATACACTTTTAGAACTTGGCTAACAAGACTAGGAATGATTGGAGATGAGTATAGAGAAATTAGAAAAGAACTCCTTCAAAATCTAAGTGGCAACAGTGCATTTAGGTATCCAGTGAAGGAGGAAGACTAATGACTAAACCAAGATGTAAATTAATCGGTGAAGATGGAAACATATTTAATCTTATGGGGATTGCATCTAGGACCCTTAAAGAAGCTGGTATGAAAGATAAAGCAGACGAAATGGTAAAAAGGATAATGGAATCTGGGTCTTATATTGAAGCTTTAGCTGTTATTTCTGAATATGTTGAAATAGTGTAAAATACTGTGTTTCTTTTGAAAATAGTACTTGCTATTTATCTCTTTTAGAGTGATATATATACACAACGAAAACACACTGAAAGGAGATAAAACCATGGCAGACAGAGATTTTTTAAAGACCAACTTTGGAATTGAGATTGAACTAACAGGAATTACAAGAGAAAAGGCAGCAAGAGTTGTAGCCGACTATTTAGGGGGAAGCATTCAAAGACAAAACGATTATTACGATAGCTACAAAGTTACTGCACCAGATGGAAGGGCTTGGAAGATTATGTATGACGGAAGCTTAAGATGCCAAAGAAAAGTAAATGGGCAAAAGGTTGCAGCAGGAAGAGAATACAGCGTAGAAATTGTTAGCCCAATCCTAACCTACGAAAAAGACATTGAGATTTTGCAGGAGATGGTGAGAAAAATCAGAAAGGCAGGAGGATTTCCAAACTCAACGGCAGGAATTCACATACACCTAGATGGGGCTGACCATACACCAAGAAGCTTAAGAAACTTTGTAAACATCATCTACGCTAGAAACGATTTGCTTTACGATAGCCTACAAATTGAAAGGGAAAGGATGCGTTATTGCAAGAAGATGGATAAGGATTTAGTGGAAAGGATGAATAAGAAAAAACCTACAACCTTCAAAGAAATCGAGGACATTTGGTACAAGGGCTACGGCTCCAGCAGGGAAAGACACTACCATGAAAGCAGATATCATTTCCTAAACCTTCACAGTTTTTTCAACGGAGTAGGAACAGTAGAGCTTAGGGGATTTAATGGAACCCTTCATGCAGGAAAAATAAGAAGCTACATTGTTTTGGCCCTAGCAATAAACAACCAAGCCTTGACCCAAAAGAGTGCTAGCACCAAGAAGCCACAAATTGAAAATCCAAAGTTTGCAATGAGAACTTGGCTAAACAGAATAGGACTTATCGGGGATGAATTCAAAAACTGCAGAGAGCACTTAACTAAGCACCTAGAAGGAAGTGCGGCTTGGAGATTTCGAAGAGCCGCATAGAGAAACCTAAAAATAGCGGCAGGCCCAAGAGCCATAGAGGGGGAAACCCCTCTTAAGCTGGTAGAAGGACTCCCTCACTTAAAACAAAGGCCACACAGGCCAAGTAGTGGGGAAATATTGGGCCTTCTGGAGGAGATGGATTGAAAATGAAAAGACTATATGTTGCTTATGGTTCAAATCTTAATCTAGAGCAAATGAGCTACCGATGTCCTACTGCCAAGGTTTATGGAAAGGGAATGCTTTATGGCTACAGGTTACTTTTTAAAGGTGTACCTGGAAATGCCTATTTAACCATTGAACCCTACAAAGGTAAAAGAGTACCAGTACTTGTATGGGAAATAGGGCCTAAAGATGAAATAGCCCTTGATAGGTATGAAGGCTACCCTAGCTTTTACTACAAAGAAGATATACCAGTGGAACTTGAAACTGGAGAAATTGTAACTGCCATGGTTTACATTATGACCAATAAGATTAAGGATAGAATTCACTTAAATTCTCCAAGTCAAAGTTATTTAAGAACTGTAAAGGAAGGATACAGAAGTGCTGGATTTGATTTGGGTTTCATTGATGAAGCCATTGAAATCAGCACAAAGAGGGAAAAGTAAGCCCCACACTTGCCCTGTAAGGCCTTTTTAAAGAGGTCATGGGGCAATTACCCTAGGGGTTTTAAACTACAAAGGAATTGGAGGATAGAAAAATCAGAAGGAAGGCCTAAAGTAAGGGCCTTTTTTCTTTACTATAAATTGGAGGTGATAGCATGGCGACACGAGGAAGAAAACCTAAGCCAACTGCACTAAAGGTCTTGGAAGGGAATCCTGGAAAAAGGCCTTTAAATGAAAATGAACCAAAACCTGAAAGAAAAGCTCCCGAATGTCCGTCATGGCTGGAGCCAGAGGCTAAGAAAGAATGGGAGCGAATGGCTAAAACTATGGAGGCCATTGGAATACTTACTGAAGTAGACATGGCAGCCTTTGCTGGATACTGTCAAGCTTATGCTAGATGGAAAGAAGCTGAGGAATTCTTATCTAAGCATGGCACTATTTTTAAAACTCCATCAGGATATATTCAACAGGTTCCACAGGTATCCATTGCTCAAACATATCTAAAGGTTATGAAAGACTTCTGTTCTGAATTTGGACTTACTCCTGCTGCTCGTACAAGAATTCAGGTAAATACAGAGGAGACAGATACTGATGATCCAATGGAAAAATTACTGAGGATTAAATAATGTTTGATGAAAAGAAAGCAGAACGAGCAGTTAAATTTATAAATAACCTTAAACACACCAAAGGTGTATGGCATGGAGTTCCTTTCGACCTTTTACCTTGGCAAGATAAAATCATAAGAGATATATTTGGAACTGTAAAAGAAGATGGTTATAGGAAATATAATACAGCTTATGTGGAAATTCCAAAGAAAAATGGAAAGAGTGAACTTGCTGCAGCTATAGCCCTATATCTTACCTGTGGTGATGGAGAATGGGGTGCTGAAGTTTATGGATGTGCAGCTGATAGACAACAGGCTTCCATCGTATTTGATGTAGCAGTAGATATGGTAGATCAATGTCCTGCTTTAAAGAAAAGAATAAAACCAATTCTATCTCAAAAGAGATTAGTGTATATGCCTACAGCCAGTTTTTATCAGGTTTTATCTGCTGAAGCATTTACAAAGCATGGGCTTAATGTTCATGGAGTAATCTTTGATGAATTACATGCCCAGCCTAATAGACAACTTTATGACGTAATGACCAAAGGAAGTGGAGATGCGAGATGCCAGCCACTTTTCTTTTTAATTACTACTGCTGGTACTGATAGGCATTCTATTTGCTGGGAAGTACATCAAAAAGCAGATGATATATTAAGAGGGAAAAAACATGATCCTACCTTCTACCCTGTTATTTATGGAATTGAAGATGATGATGATTGGACAGATGAGGCGAGCTGGTATAAAGCCAATCCATCTTTAGACCATACCATTGATATAGAAAAGGTAAGAGCAGCTTTTATAAGTGCAAAGGAAAATCCAGCAGAAGAGAACTTATTTAGGCAACTGAGGCTTAATCAATGGGTAAAGCAATCTGTAAGATGGATGCCAATGCATTTATGGGATAAGTGCTCCTTTGAAGTAAATCCTGAAAAACTAAAAGGAAGAGAATGTTATGGTGGACTTGACCTTTCAAGTTCCATCGATATAACTGCTTTTGTTTTAGTCTTTCCTCCAATACCAGAAGATGATAAATACTATGTACTTCCATACTTTTGGATACCAGAGGAGAATTTAGATTTAAGGGTGAGAAGGGACCATGTTCCTTATGATATTTGGAAGAGCCAAGGCTATCTTAAAACTACTGAAGGGAATGTTATACACTATGGTTTTATAGAGAAATTCATAGAAGAACTATGGAAGGACTATAACATTAAAGAAATAGCCTTTGATAGATGGGGAGCAGTGCAAATGACTCAAAACCTAGAAGGTGCAGGATTTACAGTAGTTCCCTTTGGGCAAGGGTATAAAGATATGAGCCCACCTACAAAGGAACTAATGAAGTTAACACTAGAGGAAAAAATAGCCCATGGTGGGCACCCAGTTCTATCTTGGATGATGGATAATATTCATGTAAGAACTGATCCTGCTGGAAATATAAAACCTGATAAGGAAAAATCCACTGAAAAAATAGATGGTGCCGTGGCTTTAATTATGGCATTAGATAGAGCTATAAGAAATGAAGGAAGTAAATTTGATTTAAATGAGTATTCAACAGAAGAAATGCTAGACAAACTTTGGGGTTAGGGGGTGATGGTATTTGAATGTATTTAATAAGTTAAAGAATATATTTAGTCCTAAAGCTGAAGCGTTACCAGAGGAAATATCATTAAATGATAGAAGGCTTTTAGAAATATTGGGAGTTGAAAATAGCGAGCTTAATTACAAAGGTAAAAATGCACTAAAGGAAGCAACTGTGTTTTCCTGTATTAGAATATTGGCTGATAGCATAGGTAAACTTCCTACTAAAGTATATAAAAATAATAATGGAAGGCAAAGTGCGACAGAACATTATCTAACCCCAATTTTAAAGATTAGACCTAATCCGTGGATGAGTGCCAGGGATTTTTTTAAAGCCTTAGAAGTTCAGAGAAATATCTATGGGAATGCCTATGCTTGGATAGAGTTTGAAACAGCTGGTAGAAGTGCAGGTCATGCTACAGGAATATATCCCTTAGATAGTTCTAAAGTAGAAATATATATTGATGATATAGGACTACTTCCTCATAAAGGTAGACTTTGGTATGTCTATACAGATAACAAAGGTACTCAGTATAGGATTAACCCTGATGAGATGCTTCATTTTAAAGGACTGACTAGTGATGGAATTATAGGTATGACTCCATTAAATCAGCTTAAAAACACCATAGAAAATGCAGGTGCTGCAAGTGAATATTTAAATAATAGTTTTAAAACAGGACTTCAAACCAAAGGAATTATTCACTATATAGGAGATTTAAACCCAGAGGCTCAAAGAGTATTTCGTGAAAGATTTGAACAGATGGCCAGTGGACTTAAAAATGCCAACAGGGTATCCCTCCTTCCTATAGGATATCAATTTCAGCCTTTAAGTTTAACTATGGCAGATGCCCAGTTTATAGAAAACACTCAGCTTACCGTAAAGCAAATAGCTGCAGCCTTTGGAATAAAGAACCATCAGATTAACGATTTAGATAGGGCAACTCATACCAATGTAGAATACCAGCAAAGGGAATTCTATGTAGATACACTAATGGATATTCTAACTGGCTATGAACAGGAATTAACATATAAGCTATTTACCAATAAAGAATTAGAAGAAGGCTACTATATTAAGTTTAATGTAAATGCAATACTCCGAGCTGATCCTAAAACTAGATATGAAGGATATAGAATTGCTATTCAATCTGGATTTCTAACAGCTAACGAAGTAAGAGCATTAGAGGAAATGGAGGCAAAAGAAGGAGGAGATAGACTTTTAATCAATGGAAATATGATGCCTATTGAAATGGCAGGTGAGCAGTATAAAAGAGGTGGTGATGATATTGGGAAAGAAGAATAAAAGGTTTTGGAACTTTAAATCCTTAGATGAAAAAATGGGAGAGTTGACCCTTTATGGAGAGATTTCAAATGAAACTTGGTGGGGTGATGAAGTAACTCCTAAAGAGTTTAAATCTGATTTAGATAATTTAGGAGAAATAGATACACTAAATATCTACATCAATTCTCCAGGAGGCGATGTATTTGCAGGTCAGACTATTTACTCTATATTAAAAAGACATAAGGCACATAAAAATATATATATTGATGGGTTAGCTGCAAGTATTGCTTCAGTTATAGCTATGGCAGGCAATACTATTTTTATGCCTAAAAATGCCATGATGATGATTCATAATCCTTGGACTGTAGGCATGGGTAATGCAGATGAGTTTAGAAAACTAGCCGAGGATTTAGATAAAATCAGAGAAAGCCTTATTGCAGCTTATGAAAATCACTCGGCATTAACAAGAGATGAGATTATAGAGATTATGGATGCAGAAACTTGGCTAACAGCATCTGAATGTGAAGAGTATGGATTTTGTGATGTGGTAGAGGAAGAAAAAACACTAGCAGCTTCTATTGATAAGGATGTATTGGCTAGATACAAAAACACACCTAAAGAGTTAATGGAAATAGAGAATGATTTGGAAGTTAGAAAACAAGCATTATTAAAACAAAAATTATTAATTGAACTGGAGCTTTAGGCTCTTTTTTTAATTTCAGAAAGGATGGGATTATATTGAGTAAAGAATTAAGAGAACTACTTCAAAACCTAGAAGAAAAGAAGGCGAAGGTAAGAAACCTAATAGCTGAGGATAAGGTAACTGAAGCTGAAAATATGATGGAAGAAGTAAGAGCATTACAAAAGAAAGTGTCAATGCAGCAGGAATTAGAAGCATCTGAAGCTTTTAATTTAGATGATGCTACACCCGTAAATAATGCAGAAAGAGATTTAGAAGCAGAATACAAAAGAGTATTTTTAAAAGGTTTAAGGAAACAGAGAATTACTGCTGATGATTACAGCATTATTAATGAATATAAGGCTGCTATGCATGAAGGTGGAGTAAGCACTGACTCTGATGGGGATATGGGAATTATTGTCCCAGAGGATATTCAAACAAGAATTAATGAGCTTATGAGAAGTATGAATGATTTATCTAAAATTATTAGAGTAGAGAAGGTAAAGGCATTATCTGGTTCTAGGGTTTTAGAAAAAGATGAGGATATGGTTCCTTTTCAAGTGGTAGATGAGTATGGAGAAATTAAAGAAATTGATAATCCTAAATTTACACCAGTAACATATAAGCTTGTGAAAAGAGCAGGTTTTTTACCAATTACTAATGAGCTATTAAAGGATAGCGACCAAAATATTATAGCCTATGTAACAAGATGGATAGCCAAGAAGCACGTAGTAACTAAAAATAGTTTAATTATAGAGATATTAAAATCTCTATCAAGTAAAGATTTAAAAGACATTAAGGCTATTAAGAAAGTATTAAATGTAGATTTAGATCCTGCATTAAGTCTATCCAGTAAAATCATCACAAATCAAGATGGATTCCAATGGCTAGATGAACAGGAAGATGGTAATGGCAGACCACTACTTCAAGATGATATTACTCAACCTGGAAAGAAACTGTTCAAGGGTAGACCAATTGCAGTAGTAGCCAATAGAACATTGCCTTCCACTGGAACTACCACTGTAAAAGCTCCATTTATAGTTGGAAACTTTAAAGAGCTAATGGTTCTATTTAATCAAGGAGTTTATGAACTAGCTTCTACAACTACTGGTGGAGATGCTTGGAGAAGAGATACAACAGAACTTAGAACTATTACAAGGGATGATTGTGTGAAATGGGATACAGATGCAGCAGTATTTGGAAAGCTTACTATCTCAACAACTGGAGCATAGGGGTGGGATTTTCCACTCCTTTTGGAGGTGATAAGCCTTGCTAATTACACTAAAAGAAACTAAAGAATATTTAAGAGTAGATGGAGACGAAGATGATAGCTTAATAGAATCCCTAATAAATGCTTCCGAAGAGTATCTTAAAAATGCCACAGGTAAGACCTTTAATAGTACAAACCCTTTAGCTAGGCTGTTTTGTCTAGTCCTAGTAGTAGATTGGTATGAGAACCGAGGTTTAACTGCTGGAAAGGTAGGAGATAAAATAAGGCCTGTAATTGACAGTATGCTAGCACAGCTTAATTACTGTTATCCAGAGGAGAGGGTGGAATGAATCCAGGAGAACTAAATAAAAGAATTACCTTTCAAAGATTAACTACCACCACCAATGAGAATGGCTTTGAAGTTGAAGAATGGGAAGATTTTAAAACTGTATGGGCAGCTGTTACCAATCTTCATGGAAGAGAATACTTTGAAGCTGCAGCTGTGCAAAGAGAAAACACAGTTAAGTTTACTATTAGATACACAAAAGACATTAATATTTCTATGAGGATACTCTTTCAAGGGAAACAATATAACATCACCGCCATTGATAATATAAAATACAAAAATGTGTATATGGAAATTAAGGCATTGGAGGTGGATAAGAGTGGCTGATATGAAGTTAGAAGGAATGGAGAATTTGTTATCTGAAATAGAAAATCTAGGTAAGGCTGGTTCTAGAATTGAAAATAAGGCATTAAGGGAAGCTGGAGATGTAGTAAAAGAAGCCATTCAAAAGGAAACACCTATAAGAAGTGGGAAGTTAAAGGAAAGCATAAATGTATCTAGGGTGAAGAATAAGGATGGAGCAAAGCGTGTCGAAGTAGGGCCTAATAAGGATGTATTTTATAGTCGCTTTGTGGAATTTGGGACAGTGAAGATGAAGGCCAATCCTTTTATGGCTAGAGGATATGAAGTTTCTAAAGAAAATGCCATGGAGACAATTGAGAAAAATTTAAAAGAAGGATTAGGACTATGAGTATAAATAAAGAAGTTTTATCAGCTTTAAAAGATATTCAGGTTCCAGTAAGATTTCAAACTTATACAGGTAATGAAGAAACATATATCACCTTTTTCACTTATCTAGATAGGCCAGAACAACATGCTGATGATTTAGAAATTGCTACTGGTTACTACGTGCAAATTGATATATGGAGTAAATCAGATTACACTGAAATCGCAAAAGAAGTACACCAAAGTATGCTAACAGCCAATTTTACTAAATTAAACTTTTATGATTTATATGAAGAGGATTTAAAAATATACCACAAAGTAATGAGATTTTTTAAGGAGGTTATGTAGATGGCACAAGTAGGATTAAAAGATTTACATTTTGCTATTTTAAATAAAGACACCATAGAGGAACTAACTTATGCTGTTCCTGAACCAATGGTGGGAGCTATAAATGCTACGATAAACCCAACGGTAAATACTCAAGAAGTCTATGCCGATGACCAGCTTTGGGAATCTGTATCTGCATTAGGAAAAATTGATGTGGAGGTAGAAACAGCAGATTTACCTTTAGCAACAAGGGCCAAGTTATTAGGAAATAAGATTGTGGAAGGGGTGCTTGTAGAAAATAAAGCAGATATTCCACCACATATTGCCCTAGGATTTAAGAGTTTAAAGTCCAATGGAAAGTATCGCTATGTGTGGCTTTTAAAAGGAGTGGCTCAGCCTATGGCAGAAGATTATACTACTAAAAAGGACAATGTAGAGCATAAGACACCTAAACTTAAACTTACATTTATGCCAAGGCTAAATGATGGAGAATGGAAACACACTGCAGATGAAGATAGCGAAGATTTCCTAGGAGCTGATACTTGGTTTGAAAAGGTTCCAGGAGATACTACAACACAGGGGGTTTAATATATGGAGATTATATTAAAGAAGGATAAAAGAGATAAGGCCTACACCACTGGTTTTATCTCTGCAAGGATGGTTAGAAGAACCATTGAAGTATCCCAAGGAGTAGATTTTGATAACATTTCACCAGAGGAATTAGATAAATTGATTGACTATATAGTAGAGCTATTTAATAATCAATTTACTAGAGATGATGTCTACGATGGACTTCAATCTAAAGATTTAATTCCTACCATAACAAAATGTATTAATGAAGTAGTAGGTGAGATGTCAGAAGTAACAGCAAGTGAAGGAAAAAACCAGTAGAGGGGAATGCCATGGATCCCCAGGATTTTATAGACCAGTTGTATCTAGCACTTTTGGATAAAGGTTGGACATTAAATGAAATTGACTCCATGGATATAATCTATTATTTGAAACTAATGACTAAGAAACTTGGAGAGGAAAAAGTATATATTGATGAAATTTTGTAATAAATCAATTAAAAGTAAAAAAGTTTAATTGTAATCAAAACATAATTATGCTATAATTAAGGCATAATATTAATAAAGGAGTTGATATTATGCCTGAAATTAGACCGATAAAAGATTTAAGAAATACAACTGAGATTTCTGAGATTTGTCATAAAACTAAAGAACCAATTTTTATCACAAAGAATGGCTATGGAGATTTAGTAGTTATGAGTATGGAAACATATGAAAGAAAGTTAGCTAAAGTAGATTTATATAAAAAATTAGCCGAAGCAGAAAGTCAAATTGAAAACGGAGAAATGCTATTAGATGCTGAAAGTGTTTTTAAAGATTTAAGGGGAAAATATGTCAAAGAATAATTATAGTCTAAAATTTACCCCAAAAGCCAGTGAGGATTTAGATAAAATATATAGTTATATTTCTAAAGAGCTATACGCTGAAAAAGCTGCTAAAAATCTTTTGGAAAAAATAGAAATGAGTATTATGCAACTTAAAGATTTTCCGTTTTCATGTAATTATGTAGCAGATGAGTTTTTAAAAAAGAAAGGCTATAGAAAGTTAATAATAGATAATTACATTGCTTTTTATTTAGTAAATGAAAAAGAACAACAAGTAATTATAATGCGTGTTTTATATGGTAGGCAAAAATATCAAGATTTACTTTAAAAAATAATCTAATTAAACAAAAACAAAGCTCTTTAATAAGAGTCTTGATGTTTAATTGCATCAATAAAATCAATGCCCTACGGGGTCAAGGTCTCTATATATTAGAGGCCTTTTATAATTTTAACAAGAGGCACCTAAATTCTAGGTGTATTTTTTATGCCCAAAGGCAGGTGAAATAAGTGGCAAAGGAAATAGGGAAATTAAATGTAGTGGTAGGCCTAGACTCTACTGGATTTCAAAATGGAATAAACAGCTTAAACCGAGAGATGAAAAAAGTTCAATCGGAGTTTAAACTAGCAAGTGCTGAGATGGGAAGGCATGGAAAAGGACTAGATAGTCTTAAACTAAAATCTGATAGTTTAACAAAACAAACGGAACTTCAAAGGCAAAAAGTAAAGGCTTTAGAAGAAGCCCATCAAAAGTCAGTAGAGACAAAAGGAAAAGATGCCAAAGCTACACAGGATTTAGAGATAAAATTAAATAAGGCAAAGACACAATTAGCCTATATGGAGCAGGATTTAAAGAAGGTAAATCAGGAAATAGAACTGCAATCCTCAGGCTTTTATAAACTGGGAAAAGCATTAGAGCCAGTTGGGCAGAAGATGCAAGATGTAGGGGAAAAGATGGAAGCTGTAGGTAAAGACTTAACTAAAAAGATTACACTTCCTCTTGTAGGCATTGGAACTGCTGCAATAAAAGTAGGCTCTGATTTTGAAGCTGGTATGAGTGAAGTAGGGGCTATAAGTGGTGCTACAGGTAATGATTTAAAATTGCTAGAGGAAAAAGCTAAGGAAATGGGTGCTACCACAAAGTTTAGTGCATCTGAATCTGCCGAAGCTTTAAAGTATATGGCTATGGCTGGTTGGGATACCAATCAGATGCTTGATGGATTAGATGGAGTTATGATGCTTGCAGCTTCCAGTGGTGAGGATTTAGGTTTAGTTTCTGACATTGTCACCGATGCCCTTACTGCCTTTGGAATGGAAGCAAAAGAAGCATCTAACTTTGCAGATTTATTAGCCAGTGCATCATCAAATTCAAATACAAATGTAGCGATGCTTGGGGAGTCCTTTAAATATGTGGCTCCTCTTTTTGGTGCGTTGGGATATTCTGCAGAAGATGCAGCCCTTGCTTTAGGACTTATGGCCAATGCAGGAATTAAAGGGAGCCAAGCTGGAACTTCTCTAAAGACTGCCATTGCAAACCTTGCTAATCCAACTGATAAAATGGCGGGAGCCATGAATCAATTAGGTCTATCTATTACAGATGCCAATGGAGAAATGCTTCCATTTAAAGATGTGATGGATGAATTAAGATTAAAGTTTGCAGGACTTTCTGAAGAACAACAGGCCCAATATGCAGCTACTATATTTGGAAAAGAAGCAATGAGTGGAATGCTTGCAATCATAAATGCAAGTCCTGAAGACTATGAAAAACTCACTCAAGCTACAAGGGAATACAACGGTGTAGCAAAAGAGATGGCTGAAACTATGGAGGATAATCTCCAAGGTGAAATCACTAAATTAAAATCTGCTCTTGAAGGTGTAGGAATACAGATATTTGAGATTTTAGTTCCCCATTTACAAACCTTAGTTGAAAAGCTGCAACTTGTAGTAGAATGGTTTGCAAATCTAAATCCTGCTACTCAGGAAACTATAGTGAAAGTAGCAGCCCTTGCAGCAGCTATAGGACCATTATTAATCCTTGGTGGAAAGGTTATAGGTGGAGCAGGTACTATTATTATTTCTTTTTCAAAAGTATCAATAGCTTTAGCTGGATTAAAAACAGGAACTGCTGGAGTCACAGTTGCTACTAGTGGAATGGCTACTGGATTTAGTGCAGCAGGGTTAGCTGCTAAAGCTGGAGCCTTACTTTTAAATCCATGGACTTTAGGAATTGGAGCTGCTACAGTGGCAGGTATTGCACTATATAAACATCTTTCAAAAGAAAGTATTCCTACTATAGAGTTGTTTGGAGATGAAGTATCTGAGTCTACAAAGAAAGCTGTAGGAGGGTTTTTAGAATTAAACGATGAAGCAACTTTAGCTTTAAATCAACTTTCATGGAGTGGTCAGGAAGTAACTAAAGAAATGGCAGACGGGATAACAGCAAACTTCTCACAAATGGCAAGTGAGGTTCAAGCTGGACTAGATAAGCACCATGAAGAGTCTTTAGGAAAGATACAAAACTTTGTAACTAACAGTACATCCCTATCTAAAGAAGAGCAAGATGAGATTTTAAATAATATGCAAGAGGGCTATGAAAATAGAAAGAAGGAAATTTCTGATGGTGAAGCAAGGATAAAAGAGATATTAGATACAGCTTCCAGTGAAAAAAGAGCCTTAACTAAATCTGAGCAGGAAGAGATAAATTCTATTCAACAAGAGATGGCAGATACGGGAATTAAGGTTTTATCTGAAAATGAAGTAGAAGCAAAAGCTATTATGGAAAGGATGAAGGCTCAAGCTGGAGAGATTACTGCAAAGCAAGCTGCAGAGGTTGTTAAAAATAATTTAGATCAAAAGGATAAAACCATTAAAGCAGCAGAAGAACAATACAAAGAAGTAGTTAAGGAAATCATCAGACAAAGAGATGAATCCAAAACTATTACTAAAGACCAAGCAGATAAGTTAATTAAGGAAGCTACTCGTCAAAAGGATGAATCCATTAAAAAAGCAGAAGATATGCATGAGAAAGTAGTAGATGAAGCTAAAACTCAAGCCAAAGAACATGTCAACCAAGTAGACTGGGAAACAGGAGAGATTAAGACAAAGTGGCAGGTTATGAAAAGTGATGTATCCACTAAGGCTAGAGAAATAAAAGAAAATGTAATAAAGAGATGGGAAGAAATTAAAAAAGATTCATCTCAAAAATGGCAAAATATAAAAACGAACTTAGCTAATAGCTGGAGTTCTATGAAAGAGGATACTATTACTAAAGCTAGAGAAATTAAAGAAGATGTCACCAAAAGATGGGAAGATATAAAGATATCTACTTCTGAAAATTGGGAAGCAGTTAAAACTTCTGTATCTAGTAGTATTAGTAAAGTAAAAAGTAAAATATCAGAAGGAATAGAAAAGATAAAAGAATGGAATGCCACAAAGGTAAAAGAAAAGGTATTTAGTATTGTGGAAAAAGTAAAAAGAGTATTTTCAGGTGGGGGAGCAGATTCTAACTTTAGCGGAACTAGCTTCTTCCAAGGTGGGTTTACTATGGTAGGAGAACTTGGACCAGAGCTTGTAGAACTTCCAAGAGGAAGTAGGATTTATAACGATAATGTGACTAAAAAGATGCTTTCTGGGGATAAAGGTATAACTCAAAACATAGTTATCAACAGTCCTACTCCGTTAACACCATCGGAAACAGCAAGACAAATTAAAAATGCATCAAGACAACTTGCTCTTGAATGGTAGGAGGTGTGTTATGGAGAAAGTTGTTATTACTAATAAAAAAGGAGAAAGCATCACCCTTGGTAATCATTCTCCTTACTTTTTAGAAATACTAGATGGAGTTGGAAATATTCCAGTAACAATTGAAAGCCAAAAAGCACCTAAACAAGACGGCTCCACCTATATTGATAACATGCTAGAAAGTAGAGCCATCTCCATTGAAGGAATGATTATTACTAGGGATAATCCTAATGAGGTCTTAAAATGTAGGAGAAAAATGCAAAGAGTATTAAACCCAAAGATTGGAGAAGTAATCATCACCTACTATCATGAAGATATGGTTAAGGAAATTAAAGGCATAGTAGAAAATACACCAGTTTTCCCTAGTGGTGAAGGCAACAAAGGAATTTATTATCAAAAGTATTTATTACATCTACTTTGTCATCAGCCCTTCTGGCTTGATACCTATTATGAAAGTAGAGAAATGTCCTATCTTATGGGTGGGCTTAAATTTAGATTATTTTTGCCTACCAGCTTTTCTGATAGAGGATTTAAAAGAAAGGCAGTAAATGATGGGGATGTCCCTACTCCAGTTACTATTGAATTTAAAGGCTCTGCTATTAATCCTACAGTAACAAATTTAACAACTGGAGAATTTATTAAAGTCAATAAGGAACTTGGAGAACAGGATATATTAACAGTATCTACTGCCTTTGGAGAAAAGTATGTGAGGATTAATGGAGAGAATGCCTTTCATTACATTGATTTAGATAGTGTATTTTGGCAGCTAGATCCTGGAGATAATATTTTAAGCTATGAAAGCAATAATGACAGCATAAAAACAAGGGTTACAGTAAAGTGGAAAAACAGATACATTGGTCTTTAGAAAGGAGGGGTTTTGTGGCTGAAAGATTTCGATTCTTTGACTCTATAGATGGAGAAGATGAAAGATATTATACCGCTGATGAGTTTGCTGAATATTTTAGGCAACTAGTATCCAGCGGTATTTTTAATGGTGGAGAAAACCTTCGAGTAACTACAGACGGAACTGATATGAGTGTAAAGATTAAAGAAGGCTATGCTTGGCTGGAAGGATATTTATATAAGATTGATACTGAACCTTTGAAGCTTACTTTAGATGCAGCAGATCCAAACTTAAATAGAATAGATAGGATTATAATCAGATTAGATAAAACCCTTGATAATAGATATGTTAGGGCCTTTGTATTAAAAGGGATTCCAGCTCAAGAACCGATAGCACCACAACTTAGGAGGGATGAAAACATATATGAAATATCACTTGCACAAATAAGAATTATTGCAGGAAAATCGTTTATCGGAGAAACAGAAGTAATGGATGAAAGGTTTAATGAAGATGTATGTGGAATTGTCAATTCGCTTATAAAAGTAGATACTTCTCATTTAATAAAAGCCTTTGAGGATGAATGGCAAACTTGGTATAACGGAATTAAAGATGAGACCTTTGTACCGATTGGAAATCTTAGAGATGGATTTATTAGGACACCTGAAGATTTAATATACTCCATTCCAGATAGTAAATTACAATTTGAAAAGGGGTGGCCAATACACAGAAATATTCCCAAGATGGAATTAGAAGGTCTTGGCTTAAATGAAGATGGAAATTTGTATATCAATACACTTAAAAATGATTATGAAGATGTATTTAGTTATAATGTTGAAGGGAGTCTATCAAGTGAAAATTTACACGCAGACTCTCAATTAGCCATTCCCTTTACTGTAAACACTGATGTGAAGCATTTACAGATAACAATGATCTTGAAAAGATATAGCATTGGTATGATTAGATGCATTATTTGTGGCTCTGATGATGAAGGCTTGCCAGACCTCACAAAGGAAATAGGAAGATATTTTCCTGATTGGCAAGGATATAGTGAGATGAATGATAAATTTTCAGATTTCACATGGGATATGCCATTGAATAGACTTCTTAAAACAGATGAGCAATACTATCTTATTTTGTATAGTTGGTCTACAGAGTATTATATAAATGCAGGGTATTCAGATTCACATGGAGAGATGAATTACTTTTTATCTACAAATAAAGGCTTAACATGGACATCTTATGAAAGAACACCTCGTCTAATCATATCTGGAAAAGAATTAGTAGACGAAGGGGTAGCTACAATGAACTATTCAAATCTAGAAAATTTCAAAAAGCATGGGTTGATTAATTTAGAGATTATAGACAATGTGAATTCTTATTATGTAATAGATGTATTAGATTTAGATGGTAATGTAATTAAAGGAAATATTATATCAGGTAAATATCTATTTGAAGATAATCTCTCTAAAGACACCAAAGTTAGAATAAGACTAATAAAAGTTGGAGAAGAAGAACCAAAGCTTAAAGGATTCGAACACTTATGGGTAGCAGATACAAGTAAAGTGAGGATTGAACAAGCTATAGTTCCTTCTGATAATACTATCTTTGGACCAGTTAAAACTGCTAAAAGTAGTACTGCTACGATTTATGCACACGTTCCGTACGCTGGAAGATACAGATTGAAGTGTGAAATAAAAACTAATAATGCTTCAGTTAATGCTATTGTTACTGTTTATGAAAATAGTTCTTCAAATGGCAATATAATCGGATATGCATCTGTTAAAGGAGATGTATACACTCCCATTACTATGGATTTGGAATCTGTTGCAGCGAACAGTAAAATTGTAATAGTACTAACAACTAGTAATTCATCATACCCAGCAACAATTAGGAATATTGAACTCTGTGGGGAGTATGGTTTTCAGAATTTAGAGCTGACTGGTATTTAATGAAGAGGTGATTTAAATGAAAGTTATAGTGGATAGGGAAAGTGGATATATTACTCGAATTATAAGTAATTCAATAGCCCCCCAGGTTCTAAAAGTGAATGAAATTGAAATTACTGTAGAAGACCCTGAGATTATAGATGCCTTTAATAGAGGAGAAGAAATACTATATAACAAAGACACAGGAGAGATATATTACGAACCACAAACTGAAATTGACCCTGAAAAGGTAGCTCTTTATGAAGCAGTAGCAAATCTATTTGAAGAGATACAGGCTTTAAAAGAGCAGATAGGAGGTGTTAAGTAATGATGTATAAATATATGATTCCAGTGTATGCATTTTTAGTAAAGGCAGAAGTTAGGACTATAGAAAGTCTGCCAATTGACTATCAAATACCTGTCGCAGAATATATGGTAGGGATAGTTGAGGAAGAGATAAATGGAACCAATTAGAATAGTATTATCAACACTATTATGAAGTTCTCATCCATTCTATGATAAAATATAGAGGGGGTGTAGAAATGGAAATTAAAAATATATCGGAACCAATATTAATAAAATTCACCTCGTTAAAATTTGCGAAGAGCTTTAGAAGTGGAACAATTTATATGAACACGATGGACTATTTTAGAAGAATAGAAGGAGATAAAAATACTAGAGGAGATTTATTTGAAGGCACTCATGGTATAATTGCAAAAGATGACTTTGATGAAATATTACCCAAAATTGGTATGATTTTTTCTCAGGAAGAAAAGGATATAGTTATTGGAGGAATGTCTCTACTTAGTGAAGAATTGAAGTATTATAAAGTATTTTGTATGTATCACTTAAACTTTAATATTAGTAAAAGAAAAATAGAACCAATAGATAATAGAATTAATAATTTTGGGGATACATTTGTTCTTATAACTAAATTTGAAGAATTTAAAAGAAGAATCGTTAAGGAATTAGAAAAGGAGAAATATAATGTTTTAGGTTTTGCTGGTGACGATATACTATATTATAATTATGATTCTCATACTCAAAACCTAGGTCCATTCAAAAAATTAAGTTCATATAGTTGGCAGAATGAGTATAGATTACTTGCTGAGCCAATTGAACCCACATTAGATCCATTGATTTTTAATATAGGTGACATCTCTGATATTACAATAATAGGTTCAACAAAGAAATTAATTGAAGAAATTCATTTTGATGAAAAGGGGATCTTCGTACCAAATTATGATTTATAACAAGATAACATATAACAGAAAGTCGGTGAAATATGAAGCCAATTAGAATATTATCACTAACACTAGAATTATTAGGAGAGATAGACAACTATCTTTCCTTTTCTTTTTTAAGAAGATACCACTCTCCTGGAGAGTTTCAGCTGGTTACTAATAGAAAAGTACAAAATGCAGATAAGCTAAATATTAATCAACTAATAATGTTGGGAGCAGATAAATATAAGACGGGAATTATAAGGCATAAAGAAATAAAGACAAATGAACATGGAGAAGAAATCCTAACAGTAAGAGGCTATAAACTAGGAGCTATACTTAAGCAAAGAATTACTATTCCACTAGATAACCAGGCCACAGATACAATTGAAGCAGATGCAGAAACAGTGATGAAACATTATGTGAAAAGGAACTGCTTAGATATTCCCAGTATGGAGTTTCCTATGCTCAGGATAGTTGAAAATAAGAATAGAGGGCCAACACTTAAATGGCAGAGTAGATATAAGAATTTAGAAGGAGAGTTGGAGAGCATAAGTAGACTTACAAATATAGGATGGTATATCTATCCTGATTTCAATTTTAAGAGGTGGATATTTGACATATATAATGGAAGGAATTTTTCAGTAAGCCAAAATATTAATCCTCCTGTTATCTTCTCCCCTGAATTCGACAATGTAAAATCTCAGGAATATGTAGAAAGTTTATTGGACTTTGGAAATTTTGCTATTGTAGCTGGACAAGGTGAAGGCGTGAGTAGAGAAATTATAACAGTTGGAAGCGATGATACTGGTCTTGATAAACACATCATATTTGTAGATGCAAGAGATTTAGAAAATAGTGATGATTTGCCAAGGAGAGGTGAAGCTAAACTTAATGAACATAAAAGAGTTCTTACTTTCCAATCAGAGATACTTCCAGAAGGGCCATTTAAGTATGAGAAGGATTGGAAATTGGGAGATATAGTGACAGTTAAGAATAAGGACTGGGGTGTTACCATGGATACTAGGATTACAGAGGTAACAGAAATTTATGAAGCAGGTGGTTTTAAGCTAAATGTAACTTTTGGAGAAAGCTTACCTACTCTAATGGATAAAATTCAGCGAGAATTAAAAGGTTTTAATAATGTGGTTACAAGGTAATCTAATGACTTATAAATAAATTTATTCATTATAACAGGTGTATGATAAAATACAGTAAGAGGTGAAATTTATGGATTATAGTTTGTTAGATGAGCATTTAGAAAAAATGGAACCTTATTTTAAAAAATGGATCAGAGAATATAATATTATGTTGCTTGATTCTAGCCTTGAAAGTGCTAAATATGAAGTATCAATTGATGCTACATTTAATCCCAAAGATGCAATATGCCAGCAATATATGTATTCTATTTATAATGCATTTCGTGAATTGGTAAGAACTTATTGCTATTCAACTTCAGCATACTCAATAGAAAAAGAGCTTAGAGATAAAGAAGAGATTGCTTGGAGTAATTATTGGAAATATGAGATTAAGAATTACTATTTTAGAAGTATAATTCCTAGATATTTCTCAATTTTAGATTATATAGCTGTTATGATAAATGAAATATCAAAGCAAAAATTAATACCTAATATTAGAATTGTAGATTTTAAAAAGATGATGGATAAACTAGTAAGCCTTAAAGATATGGAAAGTGTTGGATGGTTAACTGAAAAAGATATCAAAGAAATAAAAGAAATATTTAATGATATACAATCTAGTATTACTAGTGAAGAGAGGAAAATTTTGCGAGATTATAGGAATAAAGAAACTCATAGATATTTAATAGGGATTGATGAAATAACAGTTTCTACTCATAAAAGGAGATTAACAAAAAAAGAGAAAGAATTATATAAATTAAAAGGTGACTATGCATATAGCTTTAAAGGGAAACCAGAAATTGAGTTTTCTAAACTGAATACAATTGTTGAAAAATTAATTAATAATCTTGATTTGGTGATTTCTAAATTATTAGAATTAGACATAATGAAGAATGTCTTAGTTATAAGGAAAGATGACTAGAATGTATATACACAAAGATAATAAAAATTAATAGCATGAAAGATAAGGCATCCAATGGATGTCTATTTTTTATGCTGAAAGGAGGAAAATGCATGAAAGATATAATCCATACCATCCAAATTATATTTGCAGCCATTGGTGCATATATTGGTTGGTTTTTAGGTGGATTTGATGGCTTGCTTTATGCACTAGTAGCCTTTGTAGTACTTGACTATATAACAGGTTTGATGGTGGCTATTTTAGATAAGAAGTTATCTAGTAGCATTGGATTTAAAGGTATTTTTAAAAAAGTACTCATCTTTATATTTGTAGGGATAGGTCACATCATAGACTTTTATATTCTCCAAAATGGGAGTGCAGTTAGAACTGCAGTAATCTTCTTCTATTTATCCAATGAAGGATTAAGCATAGTAGAAAATGCTGCAAAGATTGGACTTCCTGTGCCAGAAAGCTTAAAGAAAGTATTTATAGAATTAAAGAAGGAGGAGGATTAAATGGCGAGACTTTGCTTGGACTATGGGCATGGTGGAGAAGATCCAGGAGCCATATATAAAGAACGATGCGAAAAAGATGATACATTAAATCTTGGTAGAGCAGTGGCTAAAATCTTAAGAAGGCATGGAGTTATTGTAGATGAAACTAGAACGAAAGATATAACTGTAAGCTTAAAGGAAAGAAGTAACTTTGAAAAGAAGGGTAGATATGATTATTTTATATCCTTCCATCGAAACGCCTTTAAACCAGAGAAAACTAAAGGGGTAGAAACTTATACCTATCTAAATCAAGGGGCAAAGGCTAAAGAGTTAGCTGATAAGATCCAAAATTCTTTAGTGGATGTTGGCTTTACAGATAGAGGAGTAAAGGCTGCTAACTTTCATGTATTAAGAGAAACTAAAGCACCGGCAGTACTTATAGAAATAGGGTTTATTGATAATAGTAGGGACAACCAAATATTCGATAATAAGTTTGAGAAAATCGTAAAAGCCATATCAAAAGCAATTTTATCTCAGTTAGGAATTAAATATATAACATCTACTGGCTCTCCACCAAAGAGTCAAACTCTATATCGAGTGATGGCAGGTTCTTTTAAAGAAAGAGAAAATGCAGAAAGACAAGTTAAAAAATTAAAATCGGCAGGTTTTGATGCCACCATTATGATATTCAATAAATAATATTTTGCCTTGGACAAATCGTTCAGGGCTTATTTTTTTAACCCTAAAAGCCTTAAATTTCTAATATAAATCAGACCTTAATTATAAGTGAAAGTTAACTTGATAATAATGAAACGTAATTGTAATATGCTAGTACCAAAACATAAGGAGGAGATAGAATGCTGTTAAGTCAAGGGATACAGGAGTTTTCAAAATATATGAAGCTAATAGATAGATCAAAACAAACCATCATAGGATATGAAAAAGAACTGATTTATTTTGATAATTTCTTAAGTGTAAAACATAATTGCCCAATGTATATAAAAGATATTGAATTGGAGGATATTGAGGATTATCTTCTGGACCAAAAGGAGAGAGGCATAGCAACAGCTAGTAGAAGTAGGTCAGTTTATATCTTAAGAAGCTTTTATAAATACTGCGTGAAAAAAGATATTGTAAAGAAAAATATTGCTAATCTAGTGGAACCAGTAAAAGTAAAGCAAAAGGAAAGAGACTTCTTAACAGAAGAAGAATTTGAAGCCCTTATAGAAGCAATTAGGCAACCAGTTATTAAAACAGTAGTTCAAACTATGTTCTATACTGGTGGGAGGGTATCAGAAATAATAAACCTGAAACTAGAAGATATGGATTTAGAAAACAAAGTTATGCATATCATTGAAGGGAAAGGTGGAAAGGATAGGGACATTCCAATCAATGATAAACTTTGCAACATACTACAAAATTATCTAGAAAATATTAGAGAAGCAGATTCTAATAGGTTCTTTGCTTTAGAAAGTACTGGAAAAGTATCTAGTAGCTATATCAATAGGCTTATTAAAGAAGCTGCAGATGAGATCGGACTTGAAAAGGACATTTCAGCCCATGTGTTAAGGCATTCCTTTGGAACAAACCTTTTAGAAAAAGGAGCTTCAGTGGTAAGCATTCAAAAACTACTGGGCCATGCAAACCTAGCAGTAACCACAAGGTATCTACATCAAGACATGAATAAATTAAGCGATACAGTAAATCTTTTATAGGAGGGAAAAGGATGAGTGATAATAAACCAATTTATACTTCAAAGGTAAGAAAGATAATAGAGCTATTGAAATTTCAAACAAGGGATGAAGCCGCAGAGGAAATGGGGTATAAAAACTATAAGAGTTTGGATATGTATATGAGAAGGAAGAATTTCAGATATGACAGCGAAAGTGGGCAGTATGTGCCAAAGGAAAATAGAGTAGACAAACTAAACCGAGACCCTAAAAGTTATGCACCTACAAAGGTAGTGAGTATCATCACTGCCTTTGAGGAAGCTAACGCAGACCCAATGCTAATAGCCAAACAAGAAGGATTCAAAGACCATAAGGAAATGGCAGAATATATGACTAATAAGGGTTACGAGTGGAATGCTTATAAAAACAATTATGTAAAGGCAATAGGAAAGGTAGAGGAAAAAACAGCAGATGAAGTAATAGAGGAAGCAGTAGCAACCCAAATTCCACCAACAGATATAGATGAATACATTCCTTTCATCCGATTTTTATATGAGAAAAGAGATGAAATCTACCAGTTGTTATCAGGAACTAAAGAAGATGGAACCATACCAAGATACGTAGTGCCAGGACTTGTTAGAACCAAAGCCATTTATATGAGTGATATGGTGGCAAAGCTTACTGCAGAATTTAGCAAAGAAAAGAATGTCACCCAAAGAGAAGTCATAGAGGGAGCACTGATTGAATATTTGCAGAAGTATGGGTTTAAGAGGGAAGTTGAATCATTATTGAAGAATCAATAAATTTAGTGAGAAAGAGAACGGTTTATGCTATAATGGGAGGTGATCACACTCCAGTAACCTACGGGTCTGGGGTTTTTTATTTAAAAGCTAAATTTTTAAAATAGTTAACATTAATAAAACAATTGGGTATATTAATAGTAAGAAACTAATAAAATAATAAATAAAAGTTTTGATTTAGTACTCCTTCTACTGTATAATTGTATTACAAGAATATATTATTTGAAAAGGAGGGACGAGAATGGCAACATCATCTTTTAATAAAGATTTCACCTTAAAAACTAAAAAGGCTGTGGAGTCATTCGAGAGAATAGTTTCCACTCCTACTAAGAGTATTAAAGTTGATAAAGAGTTTTTATCGCCTGAAAAAGAAAGGCGAGGTGAGCAGAAATTAGTACGAATGTTATCTCGTTAAAAAGACTGATAGAAATGAGTGATGAGAAAAAAGCTCAGGAACTCATTTCTATTTTTAATTGTGAGAAGGATAAAGATATTGAAAACTTTATAAGAGAAAGAGCAATATTATTTGAGAAACTTGGTAAAAGTAGAACCTATCTTATATTTGATGAAGATGAAGAGGAGTTCAAAGTTCTAGCTTACTTTACCTTAGCAATGCAGGTCTTAAAAATACCTGAAGATTTACTATCGAATCGTAAGACGAAATTTCTTGATGGTTTTAGTTCGAAAATAAGAGGGGAAAAGATTACTGAATTTCCAACAATTCTAATTGGACAAGTAGGTAAGAATGATTTATTTAAAGAATTAATTTCAGGAAATGAGATTATGCAATATTGTCTTTCAACTGTATTTAAGGGACAAGCAGTTCTAGCTGGTAGAATCATCATGCTAGAATGTAAAGATATACCGTACATAATTAACCTTTATAAAAAGTTTGGTTTTCAGAAATTAGAAAAAGATTATGATGAGGATGAGCATATTCAAATGATTAAAATTCTTGAAGAGGATGAAATAATAGAGCCACAAGATCAGTAATGATTTAAATATAAGATATATAAAATGCGAATAAAACATTTGAGTAACAAAAATCATTAGAAAACCATTATGAATAATAAGCTTATAAAACCTATCAGTATGCATAATGATACTCATTATATAAATGAAGACTAATTTAGGAATATAAGAAGGCTCTGAACCTTTGATTTAAGTGGGGTTCAGGGCTTTTTATTATACAGAGAAATAAGTAATTTTGTGCTATTACCCATTATGGTGTAACTGTAACCTTTCCGGAAGTAACAGAAGCAATTGAAGATGCTAACGTAGTTGTTAAAGATGGCGAAGGTAATGTTATTGAAACAAAGCCAATGTTGCTTGCAGAAGGGGCAACACAGGCTGATTTTGAATTTGTAACACCTTTTGCAGAAGACTATGAGTTTACAGGTGTATGGACTGTAAACGGTGAACCATATAGCTTTGATGCAATTAATCAATTAGCTGCTATTGCAGCTGCAGTAGAAGATGGCAATGAAGTTAAATTACAAGCAGCACTTGATGCAGCGGGCATTACTTATGAAGATGAAACAAAAATGCCTGAATATTTAAGTGCTCTTGGAGAAGAAGGTGCAACCGAATCTCTAGAGGCTGTTCAAAAAGCTATCTCTGAAATTGATAAAGGTGCAGCTGAGCAAGCCGACAAAGCAGCAGCTGTTAAAGCTGTCGCAGATGCTGAAACACAAGCTCAATTATTAGCAGCATTAGAAGCTAACTTTGAAGTTGTAAATCCTGATTGGATTGTTGAATATGCTAATGATGAAACAAATGGTTTATTAAGCTTTACTGCAACAGACAATGCAGAAACAGATTTTGAAACTATTCAAGGAAAAATAAACGCAATTAACTTTGCAAAAGTAGAGCCAGAAGTTACAGCAGCTAATATGTCATTAGACAGTGAAAAAGTTGCCAAAGCAAGAATCTTAGTTACAAACTGGATTCCTGCAGGCGAAGAAGACGAAGTTACAATAAAAGACTGGGCATTAGATGGTCTTGCTCTTGAAGATGCATTAATTGCAGTAAATGAAGCAAAAACCAATAGTGCATTAAAAGCAGCATTAATAAACTTGGATAATCTTGAAAATGAATTATTGAAAAAATATGAAGGTGTAACAATTGACGGTGTTACAACTACAAGAACTGATGACTTTGATATCGAAACAGTTAAAGATGAAAACTTAACAGCATATAGAACAAAAATTGGAAACGCTGAACTTAAAAATAAAAACCAACGTAGTGATATACAAGCTATTATCACTCAAGTAAATGAAGGTGCAGCCAACCAAGCTAAAGCAGATGTACTTGCTGCTCTTAACAAAGTAGACTCTAAGACTGCCGCAGCAGATGTTGTAGCTTTACTAGAAGATTATAAAGCATTAGATAAAGAAACTGTTACTGCAGAAGTTAAACCTGCATATGCTGAAGCTTATAAAGCAGAAGTTCTAGAGACTTATACAGCAGCAAACCCAGTAGTTGCAATTAATGCAGCGGCTGTTCAAACTTTAGTAGATAAAGTTAATACAGCTGAAGATGCAAAGGCATTATTAGCAGCAGTTAACACTGCAACAACAGCTGAAGAAATGAGCAAAGCTCTTGTAGCTCTAGAAGCAGGTCAAGAAAATGCTACTACTTTTACAAACCTTACATCACAAGAGAAGTTAGAAGTTGCTCAGATTGTAATTGCTATAAGAGATGCTATCGAAGCAGAAGGTGAAGCAAAAGCAAAAGAATTTGCAGATGCAGATGCAGCACTTGGAGCAGTAACTACTGAAAGCACTGGTGCAATTGCAGTTAGAAGTGCATTCATTAACGGTGTTAATACTGCTACAGATATAGCAACAATGAGAACAGCTCTTAATAATGAGGATTTATTCCCAGAGTTCTTTGCACTTGATGTAACAGAGAAGACTGAGAAAGCTGAATTAGTTTACAATGCTTTATTAGCTCTTAGAGCAGATGACGAAGGCGAAGAAGTATCTAACTTTGAAACTATTGCTGAAATCAAAGCAGCAGCTGGACTATAAGATTAAGAATTATTAATTACTCAGTAATGAGTGAGTAACATAAACAATAAAATCTGAGAGGGGTAACCTCTGGTTATCCTTCTCAAATTTAAATAAATGAACGGAAACCTTTCAAACCAAATCACATCAAATTCTCAAAAACATCATAAAATAGTCAGAACACATCACTGGCTGAAAAACTAAATACATTTCATAGGAGACTAATCTATTTGGGGATTAGTCTTTTTGTATTTATGTAGATTGTCAAGTAAAATTGACCCACTTTTTCGAATAAAACTGACCCATTAAGCAAGCAATAAATATCTATAAAATATGATTTTATTGCTTGCTATAATTTAATAAAATTATTCTAAGATATTTAATCTATATCCAGAACTTTTTAGCAGCTTCATATTGATGGAAATTTCTTTGTTGCTTTGGGAAATGCTAAAGTATTTACTTAACTCTAGTAATCTATCCTTTATCATATCAGTTAAGATATCATTGAAATTTCCCCCTATATTCTCTAAGGATTTTCCCTCATTTCTTATAATAGTTTTTCCTTTAAACAACCTATCTGTGCTAATGAAAGCCTCTTCGGCTTTGTTTAATATGTAAGCGTCAAAAATTAAGTATCTAGAAAACATACCCTCTCATTGATAAACTTAAGTAAAAGATTATCAATGGGAGGTTTACTTATGTATAAAAAATTAGATAATGATGCTTGGGAGGAATATTTAAATAAATTTAACTCTGTTAAAGATACAATAACAGTGAAAGATTTCTGTGCTGAGAATAACCTTAATAAGAGTCAATTTTATTACCATAAAAAAAGAGTAGAAAAGGCAATTGAAAGTAAAGAACCTGTTTTTCAGCCTATTTCTTTGAATAGTAAAATTGATAATACTAAAGAAAATAAATCTACATTAAAAGAAGTAAAAATTAATGTAGGCAATGCTAATATCCTTATTCCTGTTAGCGAAGCTACTTTAATAACAGCAATAATTAAGGAGTTAATTCTAAAATGTTAAATATAGATAAGGTAGAAAAAGTCTATCTTGCCTGCGGTTATACGGATTTAAGAAAAAGTATTGATGGTTTAGTTATGATAGTGCAAAACCAATTTAAGTTAGATCCTTTTGATAAAGCACTATTTGTTTTTTGCAACAAGAAAATGGATAAATTAAAAATTCTTCACTTTGACGAAGGTTTTTGGCTATATTATCACCGTTTAGAAGCTAATCGCTTCAAATGGCCAGCGACAGCTGCCGATGCATTAAAGATTAATATTGATGAATTACGTTGGCTTTTAAAAGGCTATGAAGTAAGAACAAAATCTAAATTTAAACCTGTAAAAGCAAGTAACTATTATTAAAAAAATATCAACTTTGAACCCTTGAAGTATAGTAATTTCAAGGGTTTTGTGGTATAATAGAAATATCAAATAAAGCTAAAGGGGTAACTATGAGTCACGAATTTTTAACTAATGAGCTTGATGAAAATACAAAAGCATTAATTGAAAAAATGGAAAATGAAATTAATGAAAAAGATAAAGAATTAAGCTCAAAAGATGAAGAAATAAGAAAACTTAAAAATGAATTAGAATTCTTAAAAGGTGTTATATCTAATAGAAATAGAAAGATATTTGGAGCATCCAGTGAACAAGTAGATGTTAATCAATTATCTTTTTTTAACGAGGCTGAAAAACATAGTGATTCAAAGGTAGAAGAACCTACTTTAGAGGAAATTACATATAAAAGAGCTAAGAAAAGCAATTATACTGGAAAGAAAGATAATTTAGCTAATTTGGAAAGAGTTGTTGTTGAACATAAATTAGAAGGTGAGGATCTTAACTGCAGAGAATGTGGTAAAAAGCTTACTCCTATCGGAGTTAAATCTAGAAAAGAGATTGTTAAATACATTCCTGCTAAATTAATAATTGAGGATCATGTTATTTATAGCTACGCTTGTAAAACATGCGAAAGAGCCACTGGTGAAAGTAAAATAATTTCACCAGAAGCCCCTAAAACAATTTTTTATAATAGCATGGCCTCAAATGAGTTAATTGCACATACTCTAATACTTAAATATCAACATGCAATGCCACTATATAGGCAAGAAACTTACTTTGATATGATGGGAGCTACTCTTTCAAGGCAAACTCTATGCAATTGGACTATGTCTGCAGCAGATGCTTTAGAGCCGATATATAACCATATGAAAAAAGAATTGCTTAGCCGTAATTACATTCATGCTGATGAAACTACTCTTAAAGTAATTAATGATAATGGCAAAGATTCTAAATCTAAAAAGTACATGTGGTTATATATGAGTAATACTAACTCTAAGCCTGTGATCTTATATGATTACCAAAGCACTAGATCAAGCTCTTGCCCTAAAAATTTCTTAGGAGATTTTAAAGGTTTTCTCCAAACGGATGGATATACTGGATACAATTCCGTCAGCGGAGCTACAAGGGTATATTGCTTAGCTCATATAAGAAGATACTTTCATAATATAATAGTAGATTTAGATAAAGAAACCCTAAAAAATTCTAGAGGAGTAATAGGGTTTAATTATTGTGAGCAAATTTATAAACTTGAAAAAGAACTTAGAGAATCTTATTCAAATGATGAAAATTATTATGATATTAGATTTAAAATAAGAACTGAGAAACTAGCTCCAATTATAGATAACTTTATTGATTATGTTGAAAGAGAAATAAAAGATGCTCTTCCAAGAAGTCCGTTAGGTAAGGCACTTGAGTATGCTAAAAAGCATTTACCAGGATTAAAAAATGTATTATTAGATGGTTCTCTAGAAGTTGATAATAATGCTGCGGAAAGAGCAATTAAGCCTTTCGTTATAGGAAGAAAAAATTTCTTATTTGCTAACACTGCTAAGGGTGCAACTGCAAGTAGCAATATTTATAGTATTGTTGAAACTGCCAAGGCTAATAATTTAGTTGTAGAAAGGTACTTAGTCTATCTATTTGATAATCTATCAAAGATAGATATATACGATAGCGAAAGCTTAGAGAATCTTATGCCTTGGAATGATAAGATTCCTGAAAATATGAAAATTAAAGATAAAAAATAAATTAATCCTAGTAAAGCATATTCTTGCCTTACTAGGATATTTTAATACTATTCTTGGAATTATTAAAGGTGCTAAAACTTTGACGCTTACTTTAATATAATGTATTTCTTGTTTGATCTATCAAATGCGTAGCTAGTATCTTTAACTAAACGTCTTTGAACAACATTGTATGCAATTCCATAAGTTTCTTTAGTGTACTTTTCAGCCGCAGGCTTACCCTGGCTATTAAAGATTTCAACAAATTCTTCAAAATTAAAATTTATATTTTTACTAGACACAGTTTTCACCTCTCGCTAAAAATTCCTTTACCCTGTAACTATCTCCTGTTATACTTATAATATTACCGTGATGAAGTAGCCTATCAAGAATAGCTGTAGCAGCTAATTGACTACTAAATATTTTATTCCAATCTCCTAATGGGATATTGGTAGTTATTATAAGAGAGTTTTTTTCATATCTGTGGCGGATAAGTTGAAAAAATATACTCTCTTTTTCTTTATCCATCATAAAATGTCCTAATTCATCTATAATTAATAGATCAATCTTTTTAAGCTTATTAAAGCTATTTCTTAAAGTCCCTTTTTCATAGTTTCTATATAGGTTTTCAATAAGATCTTTTGCTGTAATAAATAATACTTTAAATCCAAGTTCACATGCTTTTACTCCCAAAGCGGTAGCTAGATGACTTTTACCTACACCAGGAGGTCCTATAAATATTATATTTTCATTTTTATTTACAAAGTTCATATTATATAATTCTGATAAAAATTCTCTATATGATAATTTATTTTGAACAGCATATTCAATAATCTCTTCATAATTCTCACTTATATCTATAAGCTTAAACTTTTTTAAAATGGGGTCTATATATGCTCTAGAAGTATTAATTTTAAGGTTTTCACTCAAATTTGACCCTCCTTTATTTTTATGATTATAGAGTTTTTCATAATAGCTTAAATCTCTTATTAAAGATAAGGGACTATTTTTCTTAGCATCTAACGATGTTTTGTTAGAAATTATCTCTAAATATTTTTCCACTATCAAATGTTTCCTCTATTTGCCTTCTTATTTCTGGAATTGATTTAGGTGCAGAATTTTTTAGTGTTACATAATGTTCATCTATAATCAATACTTTTTTACTAGCATTATTATTAATTTCATGAAAAGTTATAAGTTCTAGATTATAATTAAATACTTCTAATTTATAACCATATATTATCCTAAACTGCACTCTTTTCCCTACATACTCTATTGGTACGCTATATTTACAACTATCAACAGATATAAAAGAATCTAAGCTCACTTTACGATTTTTTAAATCTTCTATAATAAATTTAGAATTTCTTACAGGCAGTAAAGTTTCAACTTTTTCTAGAAACATTTCATTAGGAATTCTTTTAGTTGTTCCATGAATCTGATTATTCCATTCTGAAATAAATTTTTTACCTTGAGAATTTAAATCTGTCATTGATGTAAATCTATTTCCTTTAATAAACTGTTCCTCTATATATTGATAAGGTTTTTCTCTTTTCCCTTTAGTCCTTGCCCTATATGGATTACAAGCATTAAATTCAAATCCTAGAAATGCAGATAGTCTTGATGCACTTAAATTAAATTCAACTTCACTTCCAGGGCTATTCCTTATAACTAGTGTTTTAGGATTATTTATCAATAATTCCTGTATAACACCACCTAAATCGGTAATAGTTCATGTATAGCTTCATAAATACTATTTAGAATCAATGCTTTTAGTAAATACAATAGCCTTTTTTCTACAAGCAGATAAAATCATAGTAATACAATATACCTCTGTTAATTTATCATCAATTATAACTTTATATGGCGACCAATCAAATTGGGCTTGATCGCCGAAAAGAGTTTCAATTCTAATTGTTGCTTTTGAACTAATTTTTATCCTTTCTTCTTTTAATGTATTTAGATACCTATATACTGGTCCAATACTTCCAGTATAGCCTTTTTTTGTTAGTTCTCTAAATATTCTAGTTCCATTAAAGTTATATAAGGGATCTAAGTACCACATATTTATATCATCTTTATACTTGTCTACCTTGGTTTCATAATGATTTCTAGAATATTTAGGTTCTTCTTTTAATCGTATTAGTTTCCTTACTGTATTTCTAGACATTTTTAACTGTCTTGCAATCTGCCTTATCGACACACCTTGCTTAAAAGTCTATTCACAGTTATCCAGTCTTGCACTTCTTCACCTTAGCTTTTCCTCCTAATCTTTTGTAATATTGTAATATGATTAGGGTACATTATTATTTTTAGTGGGTCAATTTTAAGTATTAAAGGTGGGTCAGTTTTAATTATAAATCAACAGTATTTAGGGATAAAGTAATAAAATAGAGATTTATGGGAGGTTTTTTGATGATAAATTGTGAGCCTTATTTAAAGAGTTTTATTGATAAAACCAAATTACCAAGTTGCAGTATATTAGAAACACCTAATGGAGTAGAATATGATACTATCAAGGGAAAAGTTAAACTAACCTATGAAAATAATCAATGGATAGCTCGTTTTAGTGATGATAATATTTTTACTATAGAGCAAGAAATGAATTTAAAAATCCAAAACATTCCTTATCATGAAACTGAACCACATATGAAATATACAAAACAGGTATCAATTTATGGTTATCTGTTTGTTTTAAGCTTCAATGACTACTTTGAAACCAGTGATAACAAAGTTTCAAATCAACCTTTAAATATAAGAATGATATACCATTTACAAGGGTTAATTGAGTTTAAGCGTGCTAATAATGAGAATACTAGTTATAGAGTGTGTAAAGGTTGTAAGATACGCAATAAAATGGGGGCAAAGTTAAGTTTTTAATTGAACTATTTAAACCAAATTTAACTGTTGATTTATAAGCAAGCAAGCTCAGTCCCTTGTCAGATCCTTTCGCAAGAACTCCCGGCAGGCTATGCGAAAATGAAGAAATTTCTACTTATACTTCTAAGAAAATGGTAAAAAATATATATAAGTAATTGTATCTATATGGAGGTTATGTTATGAACTATATTTTAGGAAACGATAAAAGCCAAGTAAAAATTGAATGTATTAAAGACTATGTAGAGGCGGATAATGAAGTTAGAGTTATATAGATAAGATAATTGATGCTTTAGACATAGAATTTTTAGGTTTTAAAATTGGAAATAATGATTTTGTTGGAAGACCAATGTTTTATCCTAAAGATATGCTTAAATTAATGGTTTATGTATATTTCAATGGTATAAGATCATCTTGTAAACTTGCAAAACAGGCTAAAATAAATAGAGAAGTTATTTGGTTAATTAATTGGATTACAACCTAAATATAGAGTTATAGGAGACTTTAGAAAAGATAATATAGATGCTTTAACAAAAGTTTTTGAGTCCTTTGTTGAATATTGTATTGAATTAGGATTATACGACAAAGAACTTATAACAGTTGATGGTACAAAGATTAAAGCGTCAGCTTCCAAGAGAAAATATTATAGTAAAAACAAAATAAATAAAATGAAAGAATTAGCTCAAAGGAAGATAAATTAATATATACATGATCTCGAAATTAATGATTCATCAGAGGAGAATGAAGAATTACAATTTAAAAAAGAAGAAATAGAGAATGCAATACAAAAGCTTGAAAGTAAAATGCAAGAATATGATGAACTTGAAAAAAACATTGGATAAGAATGGTATTAACGAAATAAATTTTACAGATAAAGATGCTAGAACAGTTAAATTTGGTGCACATCAAGGTACCGATGTAGGTTATAATATTCAAGCAGCTGTAGATCCTAAAAATAAATTAATAACTACATTTGAAGTGATAAACAATTCTGCTGATCAAGGCCAGCTATATAACTTAATCAGCAAAGCAAAATCAATATTTGATATAGAAAGTATAGAATCTTTAGCAGATAAAGGATATTTTGAACCATCTGATTTAAAAAAGTAACTGATGAGATTAGTATTGCCTTTTTTAGTTATAATTTAAAAAGAGTTATAAATATCCTCGGAGTAGAAAAATTTCCAGGATATTTAAACAATGATAAAATTGAAAAGTAGTTGCTTAACAGGGGTTACTTTTACAATTAATATAAGAAAAAACAATAAAATTAGTTACCATTGAATAAAATCAATTTTTAGAATCTAATTTTCGTACAGCCTTGCCGGGTATCCTTGCGAAAAGATCTGACAAGGAATTGAGCTTGCTTACTTCTATTCTGGCATAGTAGAAAGTAATTTATCCATTACTGACCATGCAACTTGATTTTTTAATTCAAAGTCAAATTTTTCATCTTCGTTACGCATCTTATTTAATTTATATTTAGAAATTTGAAATTTGTCTATAATAGTTTTTATTAAAACACCTAAACTATCATTAGTATTTTTTACATGATCAAATTCATCACTTTTTAAATAATCTAATATTTCTTTTTTAAGTTGTTCATTATTCATAAATTTCATCTCCTTATATTCTCTTTTTTTCGACAACACTTATAAAATACAGGGCTGTCGCACTAAGAATAAATACTACAATATACTGTGTTAACTTTAAACCTGTAAAACAGTATATTGTATGTAAGTTCATTAATGCTACAGCCTCATTTCATTAATAAAAAAGAACTAATCCCCAAAAAAGATTAGTCCTCTCTGAAATATATTTATTTAGTTTTTTCAGCCAGTGATGTGTTCTGACTATTCTATGATGTTTTTGAGAATTTGATGTGATTTGGGTTTGAAATGTTTCCGTTCATTTATTTCAATTTGAGAAGGATAGATTTTTCTATCCCTCTCTTATTTTTGTTTACAATTTGTTCATGACCCCCGGGGGTCCTTCCGAAAGGACCTGACAAAGGACTGAGCTTGCTTAAAGTAGGTACTGGCGTGGAAGACCCATTTAATTTAAAAAGAAACGGTGCAGAAGCTGCAACTAAAATTCAACGAGGAACAAATGATTATATAATTGTCTATGATGATAGTTTTTCTATGGACCGTATTCTCTGGACTATAGCTCATGAAATTGGCCATATAGTTTTAGGCCATCTTGTTTATTATGAAGAAATAGCCTTAAATAGAGGTGGCCTAACTCAAGAACAATATGGGGTATTAGAAGTAGAAGCCCATTGGTTCGCTGGCATTCTATTATCACCCCATGTTGTTCTTAATTTATATGATATTAAGGATAGTCAGGAGATTGCTTTCTTATGTAATATTTCTAAAGAATCTGCTGAAAAATGTGAAGGGTATTTAAACAACTTTAGACCCCAATTTGTAGATTTAGAAAGAAAGCTTATTAGAAATTTTTATAATTTCTTCTTTAAGCATAGATTTCTACAGTCTATTGCTAATGGGATATATAAATTCAATGGCAGTTATCTTTATGATGAGTTTTATAAAATATGTAGAATTTGCAGGAATTATAACGCCTACATAACAGATGAGGATCAGAAATTTTGCCATGTTTGTGGAAATATAGTACCTGAATGGGATTATCCATTTAAAAACTTACCTGTAAATGGGGTTTGGATAGGTTGGCCTGAAAACCTAGAGGGTAAATATTATCCGTATATAGAGGTTGATAATAACAAAAGAGTTTTATATTGTCCTGTGTGTAAAAATCAAGACTTTGATGAAGATGCTACATATTGCAAAATTTGTGGCACACCATTATACAATACTTGTTTAAGTGAAAATACAAAAGTATCTGGTGCTTGTAGATACTGCCCTAACTGTGGTGAAACTACTAAGTTTCAGGAATTAAATCTATTTGATAATTTAAAAGAAGTTCAAATACCAAATCTCCTTACTTTTGAAAATGGTAACTATGAGGACTATATTGAATATGAATACTGGAATTATATCATTGCTATAGTTTACTATTTTAAAAGAGATTTAGAGCTTTATACAGCTTTAGATGGTAGTAAAGCAATTAGAGATGAAGGTTCTTTTATTATATTTGCAGCAAATGCTATGTCTTCAAATATCATATTAAGTCATCAAAATTTACTTATGGAGTGCATTAAAGAATATGGATAAACTATTATAACGAATGTGGGGTGCTATTATTATGATTTATGATGATGGAGTTAAAATGGATGATGAAATCAAAGTTGTAATTTGCCCAAGATGCGGAAATGAAGTAACATCTAGCCACTCAGAGTATTGTAAGATCTGCGGTCTAAGGCTGTATAACTACTGTACTGGTGAATTTATAAGTGATCCTAATGGAAACCACCCAGATTATGTAGAATACCATAAAAACGATAGTGATGCTAGATTTTGTGAAAAGTGTGGAATGCCAACTACTTTCTTTCAAGAGGGTTTATTAAGAAACTGGCAAGATGCTAAAAACTTAATTGAATCAAACGAAGCATGA